CTGATGTTGTGAACAGATCAGCGAAGTCGTGCTCTGTGTAGGGAAGGAAGTCCTTTAGTTGTTCAGCGTTACCCATGCCCCTGATGAGGTCTGCAAAGGCAATCTGATCGTCCATCCCGTATCGGGAATTGTCGGCGATACCGATTTCCTTGGCCTTGAGGTCGTCGATCGCGCCGAGGTTCATCACTGGGATGGTCGCGAGACCGATCTTTGCCGCGACCTGGGCTCTGTGCTCACCACCCAAAATTTGGTAGGAGACGATTTCGCTATTTGTCGAATTAGCGATTTCGCGAACGACGGCCGGACGGAAGAAGCCAAGACGCTTGATGGACTCTTCCAGCTTCGCCTCGTTTTCGGGCGTCACGATGTTCGTGTTCCACGGATTGGGCTGCAGAACCCCTGGATCGAGCTGCATCATCTTCAAGCTTGTCATAGGCACCTTGGTTGAATAGTGGGTGGCAGTCAGTAAATATTGATTTATCATAAACGCCACACAAGGCAACAGGCAACACGGAAATTTTCATGACCACGATCAAATTGGCCTATAACGCCGTGACCGCGCAGCTTCTCGATCCGCCCGAGAATGTCGCTGTCCTCGTTTCAGACCTGCTTTCCTACCAGGTGGACGGCTCTGAGCACACCTTCGCCTACACGCAGGGCACCTGGGACGGCAAATCATCCTTCTACGAGTTCAAGACCAACTCCTTCCCTGCTGGCTTTGCCTTCATGGTCCACAAGGAGCTGAAGCGTCTCGGTCATGAAGTGAAGATCTTCCGGAAAGCGCCGGTCGAGCCACTTGGTCCCGCTGATCCGATCGTTGACGACTTCGGCAATGCCGATCCGAAATATGCTCACCAGCCGGAAGCGCTTCGTCGCGTCGAGAAGTTCGGCCGTGGCATCATCCAGGTCGCGACAGGCGGTGGTAAGTCGAAGATCGCCAAGATGATCATGGTCCGCTACAGACGCCCTACCCTCTTCCTGACGACCCGCAAGGTTCTGCTCTACCAAATGAAGAAGCAGATCGATGCGCTCGGCTTGAACACCGGCGTGATCGGCGATGGCGTCGAGAAGATGGTCAAGGGCGTGAACCTCGGCATGGTGCAGACCCTGGTCGAAGCGCTCGAGGAGCCGAACCTTCAGAAAGAGATCATCGCCGTCACCAAGTCGCAGCACCGTTCGAAGAAGAAAGATTCGAACATGGCGCCGGCGCAGATCCGCGAACTCGCGCAAGAACGATTTGACGAAAAGACGAAAAAACGAAATCGCTACCTGAAATTCCTCGAGCTGATCGACGTTGTCATCGGTGAGGAGGCTCACGAGGCAGGCGGCAACAGCTATTACGAGATCCTCAAGCACTGCAAGAACGCGACGATCCGCGTTGCATTGACCGCGACACCGTTCATGCGCGACTCGGCCGAAGACAACATGCGTCTGATGGCAGCGTTCGGCTCGGTGCTGATTCAGATCTCGGAAGAGCAGCTCATCAATTCCGGCGTGCTTGCCAAGCCGATCTTCAAATACGTGACGTCCGAGCCTCACAAGGTTCTGTTCCGGTCGTCGCCATGGGCGAGGGCCTACGAGTTCGGCTACATCAAGAACACCTTCATGCACCGCGACATCGTGCGTGACGCTCTGATGGCCAAGCGCTATGGGCTGCCGGTGCTGACTTTGATCCAGCGCATGGACCACGGCGAGATTCTCTTCAAGAAGTTCGAGCATGTCGGCCTGCGCACGGTCTTCCTTCGCGGCGAGAACAAGCAGGAAGAGCGCGAGGATGCACTGGGCAAGCTCGAGCGTGGCGAGATCGATGCGATTATCGGCTCGACCATCGTTGACGTCGGCGTTGACGTGCCCGGCATCGGCCTGGTGCAGCTTGCCGGAGGAGGCAAGGCGGAAGTCGCTCTTCGCCAGCGGATCGGCCGCGGTTTGCGTGCCAAGAAAAATATGCCGAACTACGCCTTCATTGCTGACTATTCATGCAGCAACAACATTGCCCTCGCAGAGCACACGGCCCAACGCAAAGGCGTGGTCATGGCAACGCCAGGGTTCAAAGAGAACGTCCTGCCGGCCAACCAGGACTTCCCATGGCACATTTTCGCAGCTCAGAGAAAGGTTGCAGCATGACCCAGAGACCGGCTCTCGTCGATCCAGTCCACTTCTTCAACTCCTGCGGCCTGTCGGCCATGAGCGAAGCCTTCTATCTCGAGGCGCTCGAAAAGCTGCAGGCCGATAACGAGCGCCTCACCCGTCTCGTCGCTAGAGCCCGCAAGCGCGGGCTTCTTGAGCAAGAGAATTAGCGGTTTCGCTAATTCGCTACTTCCATCTTTCGCTCCTGTGCAGTAAGTAAATATTGATTGACTATACACAGGAGCCCCAATGTCATCGAATCTCCCCAAAATCATCGCCCTTTGTGGCCACCCGACTTCCGGCAAGACCACGGCTGCCGAGATCATCAACGATATCTACGGTCATGAAGTCGCCGACGACGGCCGACCGCTGCGAATGATCGCCATCGACTACTTCGGCCTCACGCATGAGCAGGTCTTCACCCAGGAAGGAAAGCTCGAGGAGGTCGAACTGAATGGCCGGACCTGGACCGTTCGCGAGATCCTCGGCGAGATCGGCAACGCCTTCGAAGAGAAGTTCGGTGGCGACATCATCCCGATCATGAGCCACAACGCCCGCCCGAAGGGCTCCTACTCCACATTTGGCTCGGTTCGCCGCGAGCAAGGCCGCTACTGGAAGAAGCACGGCGCCCTGGTCCTTGAGATCGTCAATCCCCTCGCCGGCCCTTCGAAGTATGAGTTCGACACCTACAACGCTGCCTATGCCGATCATCAGATCGTCAACGACGGCCTGGCGCGCGGACTGTCGAAGGAAGAAGCGAAAGCAGACCTTGCCGGCAAGCTGACCGCAATCATCGGACCCGCCCTGTGATCCAGGTCCATTACGGCAAGAAGCCAGTGGGCGTGCTCAATCTGAGCGCGCCTGTCGGCCGCACCTACGTGACTTTTACCGAGGTGGACGGGCCGACCGGCGTCATTAGCGAAAAGGCGTTTTCGCTAACCCGCCACACCCATTTCGTCGATAAATTCGACCTTTCGACCAAGAGCGCCTCGATCCAGCAGATCATCGCAGACGAATGCGGCATCGATCCCAAGATCTGTGAGATAGCCGAGGACTACTATCGCAACGGCTACCGGGTCAGCTATCCGATGATCCGCGCCCGCGACCTGGACGAATACGAATTCCTCTTTGACCTGGTAGAGTTCGAACCTCTATAACGGTCCAGGCGCGGCCCTAGAGCTCAGCTCACCTCGTTTGAGTTGTCGGTTCGTTGTTGACACAAATGGACCGCGCCACCCTCCCTCTTCCCAAACCGCTCAGATTTCGTTAACCATTGGACGCTAAGAATTAGCGAATTAACGAATAGTGGGATTTCGCGAATGAGCACCGTCATAGCAGTTCTGTCCCAGAAAGGCGGCGTCGGCAAATCGACCGTTGCCCGCCTGTTAGCTCGCACGTTTGCTGTCAGCGAATGGCGCGTGAAGATATGCGACTTCAACGTCCGGCAGCTTACCTCGACTGACTGGGTTGCCATCCGCATGCAGGCTGCCATAGAGCCGTCGATCGCGTCTGAGCCTATGACCAGCGTCAAGAAGTTCAAAACCGAGCCCTACGACCTCCTGGTGGTCGACGGAGCACCGGATTCACAGCAGGCGAGCCTCGAGGCAGCCCGAGTGGCTGACCTGGTCGTCATACCGACCGGACTGACCGTCGACGATCTCAAGCCGCAGGTGGGCTTCGTCAACGAGCTGATCGCCAAGGGCGTGCCGCGGCAGAAGATCATCTGGGTGCTCAATAAGACCACGGACAGCGACGTGGCTACACGCGAGGCCATGGCTTATCTGCGCGGGCTCAACTTTGAGGTGGCAGATACCGATCTGGCGACGAAGACTGGCTATCAGATGGCCCAGAACGTCGGCTTTGCGATCTCCGAAACCAAATATCCGACGCTGAACGAGCGCGCCGACACACTGGCAGCCGAAATCGTCGATAAACTCAACGCTCTGAGCCAGGTGGCAGCATGAAGAAACCAGCATCGACCAACGTGGCCATCGTGCCAACCAAGGCCAACATCCAGAAGCCACCGCAGCCGAACTCGATGAAGTTTCTCGGCGCACTGCAGGAGAAGCCCGAGTTCACGGCTGACAACATGGCCGATCCGGACACGAAGGCGCGCGATCTGAACTTCAAGGTCAGCCCGGAATTCCACACCAAGTTCAAGATGACCGCTGCTGCCGCGGGATTATCAATGAAGGAGCTGCTCGAGGACAGCTTCAAAGCCTGGGTGGTGATGCGAGGAAGCCACGAATAGCAGCAAAAAGGGCGCCTAAAGCGCCCTTTCTTCATTTCGTCCTTTCGCTAAAGCGCTAAATCATTGAGAGGAACAAGGACCGGTGCTCCAATCGCAATTATCGCTCGAGCCACCATTATGGGTAGGAGCGGCACGCGGTCGAGGACGGGGACTACTGTGCTGTATTGGTTGGCTACCCGTCGCGTATCCCGCTGACAAGCCACCCATCAGACCGTTTAAAAGAGCTGTAGCGGCCGCGTCGTTATTGTTGTTCTGCTGCTGACGGCGCTGCGCGCTCTGGCGATTGTATTGCGTCCAGCTACTCAACTCTCTTTCGTAGATGGCTGTGAGATTTTCACCCATACCCATTAGGAAGCACCTATCCCAACCCGCGCTTCTGCAGTCCTTTGTCGCGGACAGCACGGCATCGCCTGAGCCACTCGCTCGCGATCTGTAGTAACATTTTCGCTTGGTGCCGCTCGCTCCAAGAATGAACGCCTTTGGATCGGGCAGGGTTTTGAATGTAGCCGCGCATGACCTTAAGTAGGCGGCTAGATCGTCGGCACGCGCCGGAGGAGCACGCAAGAATGAAAGGCCGAATAGAACGATGCACGCGAAGATAATCAGGTATCGCATGTTGAAATCCCCACCCCAACAAAACAACCCTAAGGATGCACTCTCCGCAGGACAACCACAATTACCGTAAGTGAGTAATCAAAAGGGCGGATAAACCGCCCTTTCTTTGTTTCGTCCTTTCGCTAAATCGCTATCTCGGATCGATAAAATAGATAGCCGCCCAGAGAGCAAGAGCAATGACGATCAGCAGACCGAGTGGGAAGCCGATGATCGCCAGAGAGATGCCGAGCGCGAGAGCGATGACGATCGCCAGCACCAGGAGGGCGAAGCGCAGGATGTCGGAGAGCACCATGCGTGCCGTAGTTTTGAACGAGAGCATTGGGTTTCCTCTTAGGGTTCGAGCGTGAGTGAGTGAATTGGAGCGCCGGTCCACATGTCGCAGGCGATCGTGGCGTTGATGGCTTCGATGGCACCGGCACCCATCTGGAAGGCGCCGTATGCGTATTTCTTGCCGGAGCCGATCGAGAAGGCTTCAGCGGTGAGGGGACCGGACGGGCTGTAGCCGTCGCAGAACAGGAAGACCTCGCCGTTCGGCCGGATCAGGAGCGCATCGAAGATCGGATTGACC